GGACGGATCTCCGGCCAGACGAAGCCGTTGGCGTCGGGACCCGGCTTGGGCATGGTCTCGACGTAGGCCCGTTCCAGGTCCCCAGCCGTTTGGTACAGGTGCAGGCACTCACCACAGGTGATGTAGGCAACCGTTCCGGCAGCCAGCGGCTCGTCCTCGTCGTGGGAGTAGCAGTGGTCGTCGGCGCAGGCATCTGTCGGTGGGTGGGGCATCCCGGTCTCCGTTCTGTCTGTCCAGATCATACATGTTGCACGCTGCGGGGGAAGCTGTCCGCCGGCTACCCTGGCGCCAGATCAACATGGGAGGTCCACGGTGTCGCTGTCCCCACTGGAACGGCTGGCTACCCTGCCGGCGCAGGTCCAGGAGGAGTGGCTGCGGAAGCAGGAGCCGTGGGTTCTCGACGACATCTCCATCGGTGAGTGGTGGTGGGTCGCCCGGCCGGAACAGCACCCTCCCACCGGGGACTGGTTCATCTGGCTGATGTTGACCGGCCGAGGCTGGGGGAAGACCCGCACCGGAGCGGAGTGGCTCGTCGAACAAGCGCTGAAATTCCCTCGGGACCGGGCCGGCAACGTCACCCAATGGCTGGTCGTCGGCCAAACCCTCGCCGACACCCGCACCTTCTGCATCGAGGGACCATCGGGGATCATCGCCGTCCTGCACCGTAAGGGCTACGTCAAGGGGGTCGACTACCACTACGCCAAAGCCCCCAAGCCGATGATCACCCTGTTGAAGGATGGACAGCAGATCTACTTCGAGGGGGTCGACGACGAGAACACCGGCCGTGGCTACAACGCAGCCGGCGCGTGGCTGGACGAGCTGGGCAAGTGGCGCTACACGCATGCGGTGTGGCTGGAAGGCATCATGCCTTCGCTGCGGGCGGACCTGCCCGGTGGACGTCCCCGGTGTGTGGTCACCACCACCCCCAAGCCCATCAAGCTGATCAAAGACTGGTACCGGCGGTGGAAGGCTGGGGACCTGGCGGTCCGGGTCACCACCGGCTCCACCTACGAGAACTTCGCCAACCTGTCCCAGGACACCATCGCCGAGTTCCGCAAGGAGTACGAGGGAACCACCGTCGGTCGGCAGGAGCTACACGGGGAGCTGCTGGAAGACGTCGAAGGCGCCCTGTGGAATCACGCCTTGATCGAAAAGTACCGGGTGAAGCCGGAGCAGCGGCCGGAGATGAAGATGGTCGCGGTGGGGGTCGACCCCTCCGGTACCGGCACCGGGGACGAGATGGGAATCGTCGCGGTGGGCCGTGGGGTGGACAACGAGGACTACGTGCTCGCCGACGTGTCCAAGCAGATCTCCGGTCGAGCCGGCGCGCGGCGGGCGTGGGAGCTGTTCCTGGCTCTGGACGCCAACGTGCTCATCTACGAGGACAACTTCGGCAAGCAGTGGCTGACCCAGGTCATGGGCGACGCGTACAAGGAGATGCAGCGTGAGGGGCTGTTCCCTCCCGGCGGGGCACCACCGATGAAGGATGTACACGCGCTGCACGGGAAACGGCTGCGCGCCGAGCCGACCGCCATGCGCTACGAGCAGGGGCGGGTCCACCACGTGGGGCAGTTCGTCGAGCTGGAAGACCAGCAGTGCACCTGGGTACCGGACGAGGATGTGGACTCTCCGGACCGAATCGATGCGCTGGTCCACGCGCAGGCATACCTACGTTCGCGGGAGCGCGGACGCGCGAACGTGGCCGTCCCCGGCGGGGTGGAGACCTCCGGCCGGCTGCCGGTTGCGGGCGTTTCCGTCGGTTAACGCTACGCAACCGTCGTAAGATCTCCTACGCTTCTGGTCATGCTGGTCTTCACCTTCGTCATCTGGGCACTGGCCTGCGCCCGGCTGACCGGGTTGATCACCAGTGATCGGATCACCGAACAGGTGCGGATGCGGCTGGTGCGCAGGTTCTGTCGGGATGCCCCGGCGGACGACTGCACCAACTGGCGTGCGTACCTGCTGCTGTGCCAGTGGTGCATGAGCATCTGGGTGGCGGCATTGTTTGCGCCACTGTGGTGGCTGTGGGGAGACTCCCCGTGGCTGCTGGTCCCCGTCGCGTTTCTCGCGTTCAGCCAGATCACCGGCATGCTCAGCTCGATCGGTAGGTGAGGCGTGGCCTTCCGGCGCACCAGCGCAGACCTTGTGCCCGCCCGGCCGAAGGCCATCGTCGCGGCGGCAGCGTCGATTGCCCTGGACGGGACGAGCTGGAAAAACTGGAAGCTTGGCGACCAGCGGTGGCAGGAGGAAGCCTGGCGCCACTACGACGACCGGGGAGCCCTGCGCTACGCCGCCGACTGGATGGGCAATGCACTGTCCCGGTGCCGGCTCTATCTGGCCAAGCTCGACGAAGACGGCGGACCCGGCGAAGAGGTCTCCGACCCGAAGCTGGCCGTGGTTGCTGGCACCATGTTCGGTGGCCCCACCCAGAAGGCTGAAGCTCTCCGCACCCTCGGCATCCAGCTCTACGTCGCTGGCGAGTCCTACATCGTCGCCGAGTCGGTTGCCAATGCCAAGAAGGACATCTGGTACATCGTCTCCACTTCGGAGATCCGGCGGCAGGCTGGCCGGGTCATCGTCGACCGATCCAATGTCTACGGCGGCGGTAAGCACGAGCTGGACCCCGGCAAAGACCTGCTGATTCGGGCCTGGACCCCACATCCGCGACGCTACGACCTGGCCAACTCCCCTGTTCGGGCGGCGCTGCCCGACTTGCGGGAGTTGGAACAGCTCCGCAAGAAGGTTTTCGCCCAGATCGATTCGCGGCTGGCCGGCGCGGGGCTGCTGTTTCTGCCGGAGGAGCTGGAGTTTCCGTCAGGGGATGATTCGGCAGCCGGCGCAGCAGGACTCATGAAGATCATCGAGCGGGCCATGGCGGCGGCGCTGCTCGACCAGTCCAACGCAGCCGCGCTTGTCCCGATCATTGTCCAGATCGCTGGCGAGTACATCGACAAGATTAAGTGGCAGACGTTCGAGACCCCGTTCCAGGCCGAGACCCTGGAGTTGCGCCAGGAGGCTATCCGCCAGCTCGCGCTCGCCCTCGACCAGCCGGCCGAGATCCTCCTCGGCCAGGGTTCTGCCAACCACTGGTCCGCCTGGCAGATCGAAGAGTCCACCATCAAGCTCCAGATCGAGCCGCTGGTGGCCCGGGTTGCTGATGCGCTGTACTCCGGCTACGGCCGGGCTGCGCTGTCGATCCTCGGCGTCGACCCTGACGACTACATGTTCTGGTACGACCCGAGCGCATTGGTCATCCGCCCCGACCGGCAGGCCGACGCGCTCGCGTTGGACGAGCGGCTGTCCGACGAAGCCGTCCGCAAGGCGGGCAACTGGTCCGAGGACGACGCCCCGTCCGAGGAAGAGTTGCTGCGGAAGAAGACGTGGCAGCTCGTCCTGGCCCAGCCGACGTTGATCTCCAACAAGGACATCCAGAAGACCCTCGGCGTGGACTGGAACATTGAAGGCGCTGAGGCCGGGGCCAAGCCATCACCACCGGAGCCGGCGCCTGGTGTTCCGCAGCCGCGCGGGTTGCCGCAGCCACCCCGGTCGACGGAAACCCCAGCCCAGGAAGCCGCACTGATCGTAGGCGCTGATCTGATCGTCCGGCGGGCGCTGGAGAAAGCGGGACATCGGCTGTTGACCGCACCACGTCGGGGCCAGTTCGCGGGGATACCGGCGTGGGAGCTGCACTGTCACATCCCGGTGTCCTCCGGGGATGCGGAGCGGCTGACCGGGGAGTCGTGGGAGCCGGCGCGGGCGCTGGCCAACCGGTTGGGCATGGACCCGGACGTGATGGTGGACATGTTGGCCACCTACACAACTTCGTTGATGTGCCACGGGGAGGTCCACGACTACACCCGGTTCGGGACCTATGTGTCGCAGGCGCTGGACCTCATCGGGCATGCGGAATGCGGCCATTACTGCCGCAACCCGCTCCACCCCGGTCCGTGTCGTGGCTGGCGCAGGCAGCTCGACGTCGCACCTGAGTTGCGCCGCGACAAGGATCCGGAGCCCCGGGCAGCGCGGCGTAGCCGGCGTCGTACGACGCAGCCAGGTGACGAGGATCGCGGCACACGCCGTACAGCGGACACGGGTACGGACCGGGAGGCGGAAAGTTCCCGGGGTCGGCGTCGTAACCAGGAGCAGGTCACTGTCGAAGAGGCCCAGCGGGTCTTGGACATGACCGAGACGAAGGAGTCGAAGAAGAAGCTGCCGGCTGGTAGTGATCCCAAGACGGACTTGATGAAGTCGCTCCGTAGCAGCGGTGGCTCAGCCGAGGAGTTGGACGAGGCGCAGAAGCGGGTCCGTGAGGCGATGATCGCTGCCTATTCGATCAACGATCGGGAGAGTGGGCTCCGTACCGACATCACCGACTTCGGGGTGTACGACGTCAACGGGCAGCCGGTGGCTGGTATCGAAATCGAGATTTACAACCGTAGCGGTTTCCTGGTCGGTACGTCTTCCCGCACCTGGCGACTCGACGAGGCGGGACGGCTGCGGGTCACCCACGAGTATCTGAGTCTGGACCGTTCCGTACAGGGTGGTGGCTTCTCGCAGCGGTACAACGCGGGAGCAGAGGAGATCTACCACGACGCGGGTGTCGCATGGATCGATATCCACGCTGACATCGACGTTGGTGGCTACACCTGGGCCAGCCAAGGCTACGACTTCCGGGGCGACAACGACCTGCGCCGCATAGCCGCCGGGTTCCAACGGCACCGCGAAACCTTGGCCTCCGACGACCCGGACGCGATCGAGATCGACGCCCTGCTGGCACGCTCCACCCCCGAGGCATTCATCGCCGGTACCCATCCGACGCCGTACGAGTTCGCCATGTTGGGCCGGTCTCGTCCTCGCAGCCGGGTCCGTAACGGACGACCGGTGACAGTCTGGACCGGCAAGCTTCTCCTATTGAACACCGACTGGTACGGACGTAAGCCCATCACCGAACCGGTGCGAGTCTTCGACTCCGCCGGCCGACACCGGTTCGTCGCTGCCGCAGGCGCGGAGGATGCCTGGGATGCGCGGCAGGACTTCCTGGACGCGGTAGCGGACCTGTCGTTGCGTTACGCCGATGCATTCGGTGAGATCGTCCCGGCCTATCCGGAGGATGCCCAACCCAATGCGGAAGGTCGTACTGACTACGCCGAACACCACCACCTCATCTCCGCTGCCCCGGGGATTGCCCAGGTGTGGCTCGACGAGGCGGATGAGCTGTTCGGCGGCATGACGGCGGCAGCACACCTGTCCTGCCAGCCGGGGGAGTTCTGCCGTAACCCGCTCCACCCGGGGCCGTGCAAGGGGTGGAAGAAGCAGATCGACAAGGCCCCCGAGCTACGCCGGGACATGGACGCCGACGAACCCCCCGAGAGGGGTGGTGGACGGAGTGGTGGAACCAGCCGAGCCGGTGGGGGGCGGCACCGGACGGCTTCTGGCGGCCGGAGCACCCGCCAGGCTCGCTCCGGTCAGGTGGGGACGCTGGATGCGTTGACCCCGGGACGCTCGTGGTGGAACCGAATGTCTGGAGACACTGGACCGGGCGACTACTACGTCGTCAACAACGTCAACATCCAAGGTCACCTGGTCCGGCACGGCTTCGCGGTCCGGCGCAACGGCATTGCCTACATGGTCGAAACCGACGGGCCGGTTGGTCCCAACGGACCGAACCTGCGCCTGGTCGACAAGCTGGAACGCGTACACCAGACGCTGCCGGAAGGCTCCGAGCAGTACCAGAAGGCGTACAACGCCCTACTGGGACGCAACCCAGAAGATGCGCGGTGGGCGCGAGAGTACAACAGGCGCGGCTTCACCTCGCTGGCGACAGCCGGTGACGGCTCCACTACCATCTGGAATGACTATGCGCGGACCGAACGTGAGGTTGCGCTCCAAAACCATGCGTCTCACGAGTTCGGTCACAACGTCGCCTACGAGGCGGGTGCTCGGTGGAACAACCCCATCCACGACACCCGGGAGTGGTTGGACGCCGGAACAAAAGACGCACAGCGTCGGGCACCGACGAACTTCGAGCCGGAGATCATTGAGGGCATGCACAGGCTCAGCCTGACTCCGGATCATTCGGCTCGTTACCCGAACGGAGTGACCACTTACGGGGTGTCGGCGGCCAGTGAGGACTTCGCCGAGTCGTTGTCGCTCTACCTGCTGGAGGGGCCGGTTGGGTTCTCGGGGACCGGGGACGAGCCGGTACCGGTCTACTTCCGACAGTTGTTCCCCGCACGGGCGAAGATCCTGGACCGGATGTTCCCGGCAGTGGCGCGGGCGCAACGGAGGCGGCTACGGCAGGAACGAGCAGCGGCGGAGCGTGATCGACGGTGAGCCGATCACGCTTCCTCCTCGTCCCGGACCTGGATGGTGTGCCGGACAGCACCGTCGATGTCGGTCTGGATGATCTCGATCTGGACAGCCTGCTCGGCGTCGTCGGTGACGTTGCCGTCAGCGTCGTACATGGTCACTTGCTCCGTGGGTGTAGTCATGCCCTGAGTATGACGTGTATAGCCGGACAATACAAGGGTCCGCACCATGGCTGACCTACGCGAGGACCAGTGGCTGCCGGACCGGATGGCCGCGTTGGGCTTCCTCATCCAAGGTGAGCGGGACATTTACGAGGACTACATCCGGATGATGGACGGGTTCTTCTCCGACATCCGGCGTTCCATCCTCAAGCCGGCGCTGCGGATCATCGACCCGTTCGGGGTGTTCTCCGGACTGGTCAAGTTCAACCGGCTGCTCCTCGACTTCCTCACCGGAGGCATCACCCGAGTTCTCCGCACCGCCTACGGTCGCATCCTCGGCGAGGTGTTCGCCTTCTCCGCCCGACCGTATGTGGCCCGCCACCTGGAAGAGGTGCAGAACCGGATGGTCCGGACCCCCGATGAGGTGTTCGCGCTGATCCGCACCGAGCTTGACGAGGGACTCCATCAAGGTCAGGGCATCCCGGAGCTGGCCGAACGGATCGACAACACGCTGCTGAACAGCCGCAGCGAACGGTGGCGCAGCCGGGGTGTGGTGGTGGCCCGGACCGAAAGCCTGTCCGCCTACAACGGTGGTTCGTTCGACGCGTTCAGGGTGCTGTCGGAGGAGATGGGGCAGCCGTTCGAGAAGGTGTGGCTGGCCACCATGGACCCCCGCACCCGAGACAGCCACTTTGCGGCGGACGGCCAGCGGGCACAGCTCAGCGGCATGTTCCAGGTCGGTGTCCCACCGGCCATGTTCGCAGCCCAGTTCCCCGGAGATCCGTTCCTGCCGGCGCATGAGCGGATCCAATGCCGCTGCGCGATGCTCGTTGTCGAACCGGGAGAGAACGTGGACATGGCGAACCGGGGATGGAAAGCTGCGTCCGAGACCATCGCCGAGGTACAGCGGCGGGCTGTTCGTGGGATCATCCGAGCCAGAGACCTGGAGGCGTAGTGGAGAAAGCGGACCTGACCGGGCGGCATCCCGCCACCGTGCAGATCATGCGCTGGTTCGAGTATAAGCATCTGACGCACGAGGACGCGCGGCTGGTCAGCAAGACCTGCGCGATGTTGGCTCAAGGGCTGGTTCTTCAGCTTCCTGACGGACCGGAGCTGACCACCGGGCTGCGGAAGCTCCTGGAGGCCAAGGACTGCTTTGTCCGGGCGGCACTGGAGTAAGTCATGACCAACCCCAGCGTGTTCGTCCCGGGCCGGATGCCCCAGCAGTTCATCGAATATTGGGTGCACGGTAAAGGCGCAGCCAAGATCCGTTGGGGTCAGCATGGCGACTTCAAGCGCTGCGTACGGAACCTGCGTAGGTACTTCCCCAAGAACCCGGAAGGGCTCTGCAACCGGCTGCACACGCGGGCGCTCGGTGTCCCGCCCGGCCAGGAAGGCAAGCACACGATGGGCGTAATCGAGTTCGTGGACGGCTTCGCCGATATCGGTACGGACGAGCGTAAGCAGCTCGCAGAGAAGGGCCATGCGTTGCCCGACGGTTCCTACCCGATCCGCAACGTCAGCGACCTGAAGAACGCCATCCAGGCGTACGGACGCTCGAACCCGGGCGACCGGGCGAAGGTACGCGCGCACATCATGAAGCGGGCACGCGCGCTCGGACACGAGGAGCTGATCCCCGAACAGTGGACCAAGAAGACCGCTGCCCTAGCGAAGAAGACCTGCCCACCGGGCCAGGAGCTGCTCGACGGTAAGTGTGTCGACATGTCTGACGATGACGACGAGTATGCCCTCACCGCAGAGGAGCAGGCGGAAGCGGATGCGCTGGTGCCGATGATCCGGAAGTGGCGATCGGTCCTGGCACCGATCGACAAGCCGACGGGGGACAAGCGGCGCTTCGCTGTGGGTTCGATCAGCCACCGTGACCTCCCGCTGCCGATCATGTTCCAGAAAGAGACCGGCGAGGGTCACAAGCAGTCGGTGATCGTGGGTCGGATGCTCGAAGTGGACATCGACGACGAGTATGTCCGGGCAGCCGGCGACTGGCTGACCGGGGACGACGCTGAACGAGCGTACGAGCTGGTCGACGCCGGGGTGCTCAAGCCTTCGGTTGACCTGGACGATCTGGAGTTCGAGATCCAAGACCGGGAGTCGGGGGACAAGTTCGACCCCAACCAGCACTGCTCTGAAGACTCCTGCCGGCCCAGCGAGATGGTGGTGCTGAAGGGACGGATCTCCGGGGCCACCCTGGTGTCCATCCCGGCGTTCGCCGAGGTGACGTTCGAGAACTACGCTGAGCCCGACGAGGCTGCGGTGATGGCGGCGCTGGACGAAGACGACTGTGAGATCTGCTCCGGGGAGCAGAACCTGGCCGGCTCCGCCGCGCTGGCTGGTCCGACGACGGACTGGTTCATCGCCGAGCTGGACGGGCCGACGCCGATCACCGTCACTGCCGAGGGGCAGATCTACGGGCATCTGGCCCGCTGGGACACCTGCCACCTGGGATTCGCCCACTGCGTCAACCCACCCCGGTCCCGCAGCAACTACGCCTACTTCCACACCGGCGAGGTGCTCACTGCCGAAGGTGAACGGGTCGCAGTAGGCAAGATTGTCATGGGTGGTCCGCATGCTGATCTGCGGAAGAACTACATGGAGGCCATCGCCCACTACGACGACTCGACCACCGCAGCGGCCGTGGTGCGGGCCGGTGAAGACGAGTGGGGCATCTGGGTAGCTGGTGCGGTGCTGGCCCACCTGTCCGACGAACAGCGTGCCGAGCTGCGTCGCTCCCCTCTGTCTGGGGATTGGCGGAGGATCGGTGGTGGGTTGGAGCTGATCGGTGCACTGGCGGTCAACGTCCCGGCGTTCCCGGTGCCCCGGGGATACTCAGCGGACTCGGAGCCGTTTGCGTTGGTTGCCGCCGGCTGCCTCCCCTTGGCGGCCGAGGCACCAGCCGAGGATGCGCTGGCGGTGTCCGGTGAGCAGATGGCCGATGTGGTCGAAGAGGTACTGGCGCGGCGGCGGAGGCGACGGACGGCCTACGGGGAGATCGAGGCCGACTTCCGGCAGATGGACAGGGCGGATCGGAACCGGCAGCGGGCTGAGCTGCTGGTGAGTATTGGGGAGAGCTGATGGGTTGTGGGTGTGGTGGTGGCAACCAGACCAACGGCACGTTCCGGGTGAAGCTGAACGACGGGACGTACCTGAGTCAGACGTTCACCGACGAGACGGCGGCGCGGATCGCGCTGGCTCGGTCCGGGAAGGGTGGCAAGGTCGAGCCGCAGCGCTAAGTTGTCTGTACCTTCATGAGGACGAATCCCCCGGGGCTGACCCCGGGGGATTCGTTCGTTCAGCGGACCAGCAGCCAGATCACCAGCCCTACCGCTCCGGCAATCACCGCTACCCGCGCTCCCCACCAGATGATGGGCTCCAGGCAGCCCGGTGCATCGACGGTGGGTCCGTTGTTGTCGTCGTCCCAGTCGCTCACTGCTCCTCCTGTCTCGTCGGTACAGACAGTCTACTTGCCCGGTACGACAAGAAGCGGGAGAATGTCTCTATGAGGCAGACAGCAGTACGGCCGGTGAGCCGTGAAGCGTTCGTGGGCCACGTCGGCGTCGAGATGATGACGTTGGTGGCCCGCCTGGAACGGATGCTGGGCCGTCGGCTGCACCTGGAGGCCCAGCTCCTGCCCGCCGTCCATCGACTGGGTGAGGAACTAGAGCAACCGGAGACCCGCGCAGACGCGGCCTACCGGCTGATGGGTGCCCTCTACCCCCACGACGAGCCACCGAGAGCGTTCTGGGCCACGGAGGCGGGGCAGCTCGTCGCCCTGGCGATCGGCTACCACCGCCCGGAGGTTCCTACCATGACGGCGGCAGCGATCCTCAACGTCACCAAGCAGCGGATCTACCAGCTCGCCGAGCTGGGCCGGCTGGCCCGGGTGATCGGCACCGGCAGCATTTCCGCCAGCTCCCTGCGGGATCACCTGGCGGTGTACGGTCGACGGCGGTAGCGACTCCCTGCGCGACACAGCCCCCGGACCTCAGTCCGGGGGCTGTGTCGGTTGAGAGCCAGGCGCCTGTCAAGCTGCTCCCTGAGCGTACCTCGGGTCACCAACCGAGCGGGTAGCCGTAGTGACGGGCGGTCAGGACTGCGCGATCAGCGAGCTGAACTGCCTGGTGGTCGATGTCGTACGCGGTGGGTTCGCAACCCTCCCGGAGCCGGAACCAGCCGGTGTTAGCGGACAGCCGCTTGTGCCACAGGTCGTAGATGTCGTTCCAGTAGCGCTGTTCCCGTTCGGCCGGGTCCATGGTCATCGTCCCTTCCATTCGAAACCGGCGCGGCGGAGCAGGCCCACCGCATTACGGAGTCCACGCCCACCCCCGCAGGAGCTGGGCATTGTCGAGATGAGCTTGCCGGCCAGGTAGACCTTGTAGTGGCCACCCCGACACAGCACCGGTTCGAAGCCTTGCCGTCGTAGCTCCCGGAGGAGCTTGGCCCAATCGCTCATCCCCGTCACACCTCGGGGAGGTCAGCGAGAGTGAGGCCACGGGTGCCGGGCTTGCCGTTGGCGATGTCGAGCCGACGCCGACGGACCATCTCAGTTAGGTCGCTGAGGCTGTAGCTGCGCAGGAGCTGGCGGTAGATGAAGCCCTCGTCGGTGACCCCGGCACGAACTGCGTACTGGGTGCGGGCGAGTGCGGCGGCCAGGTGCTTCTTGGTTAGTCGGGCCACTTCTCCTCCTCGGTCGGACCTGTATACTGACACCATACACTACGGCTTGCCTACATGGGTAAGAAACAATGTGATGTATGTCACAGGCATACAGGACTTGACAGGACGGGTAAGCTCTCGTACTGTATAGGGAGGCAAGACAAACAACTCCAGAGCGAGCCGGGCCACTCCGAACCGGGAAAACGGGCAGGGGAAGACCAGGGAAGCGGGCACAAGACGCTTCATGACGCGGGTAAACGGCACCCTAGGTCGAAATCCACTGAGCTCCCGGAACCGAGAATCCAGGACACCGCGCTCACTGTGAGCAAATCCGAGGACAACAGCACAACCCGCCGCGAGAAGCGGTCCCGGGTCCGCAGGATCCCTACGGGGAGGCGGCAGTCAGGCCGGGTACGAACGCCACCAGTAAGTCCTGACGCGGGAGGTTCGACTCCTCCCAGACCCGCGCTGGCGCACAAGCGCCGCAACCACAGTCTTCGGTCCTGCCGAGTGCTCCCACGTGAGCAGCACCCAGGACCGTCCTAGTCCTTTGGAGGGACACCATGTTCAACCTCTTCAAGACCGCCAACGCCCTCAACCAGGTCGCGCAGGCGCTCGAAGACCCCAATGAGAGCCCAGCCGCCGCGTACCGGCGCAAGCGCTCCAAGACCGCCGTACCGGAGATGCTGGCGGCGATCAAGAACGTCAAGCACATGACCAACCTGGTGTTGGTCGTCGGCCTCCTGGCCACCTACGGCCACCAGGCCGGCTTCCTGTCCGGCATCGTCGGCAAGCTCGGCCTACTCATCCCCGGCGTCTTCGACCTGGGGATGCTGGCCATGATGGTCCAGGCGCAGACCACGGCCATGAAGCGTGAGGCCAAGAAGCGCGCCACCCGGGTGTTCATCGGCCTCATCGCGGTGAGCATGCTGATCAACATCCTGGCCTCGCTGCCGATCGAGACCATGCTCGCCCACGTCGGCTGGATCGTCGAGGCGGTCGTCTTCGCTATCACCGTCGGTGCGGTTGGCGCCATCAAGTGGGCAGCCACCGCTATCGACGCCGACTTCAGCGAGCTGGAGGCCCAGGAAGCAGCCATCGCCGTAACCGTCACGATCCCGACGTTGGCCGGCTGCACCCACCCCACCGCCTGCACCTCCGCTGCCCAGTGCACGCGGAAGACCGCCACTGCGCAGACCCGTGCAGCCAACCGGCTGATCGCGGCTGCGGCTGCACAGGACGCTGTGGACGCCGAGCAGGCCAAGAAGGAGCAGCGGCGGATTCGGCGCCTGGAGCGTAAGGCTGACAGGGCTGCCGCGAACGCTTCGCTGTTCTCGCAGATCGCCATCGAGCTGGACGAGGACTACGTGGCCTCGGTAGCTCCGACGAGCCCCGGCCAGCCGGCGCTCGATCCCGCTCTGGTAGTGGGCTGAACGGTAAGGATGGGGGCCGGCTCCGGTCGGCTCCACGTCCTGGGCGTTCAACCAAAGGAGGAGACATGGACCTGACCCATCTCGGTGTCGATGGCGCGATGGCCTATCTAGCCGACGAAGCACAGGCTCAAGACTTGCGGGGGAAGATCACCGTTGGTCTCACCGAGAGCGAGCGCTACGGCGACACCGTTCTCCTCGGTGGCTACATCCCCATGTGTGACGGCTACCGGCCCGGGGCAAAGCAGACCGAGATCACCATCGACGTGTCGTACGACATGCGGGTGGGCGACACGGACGAGCACTGGGCCGAGGCTGTGTTCGTTGCCACGAACGCGCCATGGTCGCTCGCCGATGGCGACGACTGGCGAGCGAAGGCCGTGTTCAACAAGATCGTTGGCCACGGGCACGACTGGCGAGCGCTGAGCGTCGGCGACACGGTGACCTTCGAGGGCCGGCGTTACGAATGCGCTCGGACCGGCTGGCAGCGACTCCCATTGGCGGCGTGATGGAAGCCAAGGAACTGTACGAGGCGCTCGACACTGTTTGGGCGGCGCTTCCGAACGATGCCGCACAACAGGAGTTCGTCGAGGTAGTCCGGGTGCTGCTCCGGGTCGCGCGGTACAGCCCGAGCCTGACGCAAGCTGGTGACCGTTGGCTGTTGGAGACAGCCGCCATCCAAGCCTACGTGGACTAGATCATGGAGCCGTGTTCCCGCTGGTGCGGGTGCCCCCGAGAGCTTGCTCGGGGGCAGGTGACTCGTTGCTGGGTTCGATTCCCGCACGGCTTACTCAGCGAGGTGCGGTATCCCCAAGACCCGGCCTACCGGGAACCCCGGGGGTATCCGAGGAGCAGCCGGACGGGTGGGGGCCTGTCCGGTGCGGCGGCCGAGCCGAGAGGGTACAGGGGCAGCCTCCACTGCCCAGACCCCAGCCGGCACCTTGCTTTCTCGTTTCCCCTCACCGCCAGCAGTGGACTCGCTGGTGACCGGCCATTGCCGGGAGAACCGGACTGCGCGCGCAGCCGGCGTGGAGGTTCGACACCTCCCGGTGGGGCGCACAACGGCCAGAAGGAGGAGAGATGGCCAAGGAGCGCAACCCGCGTGTGGTGGTCCTGGAGCATGTGCGGGCGATCACGCACGAGCTGCAACGCCAGACCAGCCGCTGGCGCCTGATGTCCAGGAAGCAGGTCATGGAGGAGCTGCCGTCAACGGATGGTGCAGCCTGGCCGCAGTGGCGTCCACGGCGGCCGGACGAGTACCCGGAGAACGATCCCCAGGAGTGGGAGCTGCTGGCTAGGTGGTTGGAGTTCTGTTCAGGAGGTCTGTGGGCACAGGCGGAGTTCGCCCGGAATCAGGCGGCTCGGCTGGTGAAGGAGAGGGATGGAGAAGCCTGAGCTGTGGTTCGATTGGGACCACGAGACAAAGACCACGATGGTTTTCGTGGAGGACCGGCCCCAGGCCGGCGGACCCCGGGTGGTGGGTTCGTTGTATATGCGGAAGACGGCTTGGGAGGCCATGGGCCAACCGATGAGGATTCGGGTGACAATCGAGCCAGAGTGACGTGCGATACCCCGTTCCCGGTACGCCGGAAGCGGGGTATTGTCATGTCTGGACATACATCAGGGAGGTGGCGTGGCGCTGCTCGACTTCCGTTCCTCCGCCTACTTCACCAAGGCGTTCGAAGACCCCGAGGTGTTGGTGGCGGCAATGCAACGACGAATTGCCAGCAACCAACATCGAGGGATCACCTTCGACACGCTGGCCGGCACGGGGCTTTCCGGCGCACTGGTCATCCCGGGCATGGCCCGGCTACTGGACGTGAACTGGCTGATCGTCCGCAAATGGAACGAGGTCCCCTCGCCGCATTCGTCCCACACCTATGAGGGAGCCCTCGGCGGGCGGTGGATGTTCATCGACGACTTCATGTCCAGTGGACGTACCCGCCAGCGGGTCGCCGAAGCCATCCGGCAGATCGCGGAACGTAACAACCACGCCACCCGCTACGTCGGCAGCTACCTGTACGAGCGGGACTACTTCGACACGTCAAGCCCGTTCCCGCCGGACCTGAAGATGATCCAAGGAGCAATGGCCTTCGCCTCGTCCGACTAAACTGCTGTTCCGCTCCACGACTCCTCCTCGTGGGGCCAGCCAGAGAAGCCAGCTTCCCACCGGACCGGTGGGAAGCTGGCTTTTTTTGTGCCTATCGCCTAACCTTCCCCGTAGATCACGCAAGGTGCTGAGCTGTGAGCCGGCCGGGCGGACGATTCCCCACCTCCGTTCACCCTGCCCTGGAGCACCCCGTGGAGTTTTTGGAGTTCCTTGCAAGCTACGCCGGCTGGACGCCGGAGCAGCGCAGCGCGCACATGGCGACGCTGACCGTTGACGAGCTGCGTGATCTGGAAGCACAGGCCCGCACCAACGCCGCACCGATCCGCGACAAGTCAGCGGATGCGGTGACCGAACAGGACATCCGAACCTTGGAGGGTCTGCGGGACATCGTGCGGGACGCGCGCACCGAACGCGACGCCCGTAAGACGCGGGCCAACTCTCACGCCTCCCTGTCCGCCGAGCTGGAGCCCGAGGACGAGGAAGCCGCCGAGGAGACCCCGGAGGACGAGCCGGCCGACGAGCCGGAGCCGGAGGCGGCTGTTACCGCTGCCCCCCGGGTGGCTTCGGTAGCGCGCCGGACCAAGCAGACCCCAGCCCCTCCGGTCAAGCCGGCAGTCGACTTCGCGGCGATGGTGCATGCATCCCCGGACGCGGGTGCGGTCGAGTTCACGTCGTGGTTCGACGTGGCCAAGGCAGCCGAGCGGCGGATGGCCACCTACGGTGTATCGCCCGGCCGACACGGCGTCGCGGTAATCAAGAGAGACTTTGTCGATGATCTGAAGTCGAAGGGTGACGACGACGAGAAGCTCGTCCAGTACGCCACCAACGAAAAGCGCCTCCCCGGTGGGGGTCTGGTGGCGGCGGCTGGCTGGTGTGCTCCGTCGCAGACGATCTACGACCTGTGTGAGCTGGAGACCGGCGAGGGAATGATCGACATTCCGGAGGTCCAGATCACCCGGGGTGGTCTGCGGTTTACACCGGGTCCGGACTTCGCGACGATCTTCGGCGGTGCGGGCTACTTCCACCAGACCGAGGCCCAGGTCATTGCCAACACGACCAAGCCCTGCATGGAGATCCCCTGCCCGGCGTTCACGGACACCCGGCTGGAGGTCGAGGGTCTGTGCATCACCGGCTCGATCCTTCAGCGTCGGGGCTATCCGGAGCTGGTGGAGCGGTTCATCCGGGGCGCGCTCGTCGCGCACATGCACAAGCTCAACCAGTTCATCATCGCCCAGATGGTGGCTGGGTCGACGGTCGTCGACCTCAACCCTCCGGTGGACGTTCCGCTGGACGTGACGGCCACCTCGGGTCTCCTGGCGGCGGTGGAGATGACGGTTGAGGACATCCGCTACCGCAACCGGATGAGCTTCAACCAGACGGTCGAGATCGTTCTGCCGCACTGGGCTACGGCGGTCATGCGTTCCGACCTGTCCCGCCGGATGGGTGTGGAGTTGCTGAACGTCTCCGACGCGACGATTGCCAGCTACTTCACCACCCGAGGCGCCCGGTTGCAGTACGTGTACGACTGGCAGGACTCGTTCGCGGGTCTGGCGACGGGTCCCGGCGGTCCGACTCCGTTGACGGCGTGGCCCAACTCGGTGTTCTTCCTGGCCTACCCAGCGGGTACCTGGCTGCGTGGCTCCGACGACACGATCCGCCTCGACACCATCTACGACTCCACCAACCTCGCGACGAACCGCTACACGGCGCTGTTCACTGAGGAAGGCGTGCTCGTGGCGCAGGTGTGCAACGGCGGCTCCCGTGTTGTCGAGGTCCAGTTCTGCCCGAACGGCGCAACTAGCTCCACGGTCGCATTCGTGTGTGCCTGATCCTGATGGTTGACGGCCGGGGAGTCATCCCCGGCCACGACCCCAGGAAGGAGGGTCGGACGTGACCAGCCCACTCGTACCGCCGCTGTACGTCGACCCACCTGCACAACCAGCGGCCAGCTACGGACTGTTGACTGTCGCTCTCGGACCGGCGGACCTGCCGCCGCACGGAATCGGTGGTGGGGTTCAGTTCGTTCCCGAAGTCTGCGGCGATCCTCGGCTCTATCCGGCACTGTGCGACACCACCCCGCCGAGTAAGACCTTCGACTCGGCGGACGCACTAAACAACGCGATGCCGTTCATCGTCTACGTGACGTTGAACTGCGGCAGCCAAGGCTGGGACTGGGCTGAGCTGAACGGCCGGGTGCGGCGGAAGTTCGCGGCGGCGGAACAACGTGGGGTCGAACGAGCATTCTGGGGTGGCGACGAGGTAGACATCCCGGACTATCTACACGACGCCATCATAGGGGCTCCGGCCGTAACCAACCTGGGCGCGGCCAGCTCCCCGACGAACGGGATGGCTGCGCTGGAGCAGTTCATAGCCGACTGCTACGGGCTGCCCGGGATCATCCACGCGCGCCCACGCATGGGCGCCCATCTAGCTGCCGCGACACAGCTCCGGCAGGACGGGCAGTTCGTCCGCACCATGCGTGGCAACACCGTCGTCTTCGGCGACGGCTACTCCGGCAACGGGGTCGCCAACGACCCACCGACCGCGACAACCGAGTGGATGTACGCGACCGGCCGGGTACTGCTGTGGGCTTCGGAGGATGTGTTCGTCCCACCCCCGCAGCAGACGTTCAACCGCACCCTCAACCAGCAGTTCCTCTTGGCCGAGCGCAACTACGCCGTCGCGGTGGAGTGCTGCATCGGCGCGGTGGAGGTGACCCTACCGGCATGACGACACGGATATACATCGGCGAGGACCAGGACCCGGCGGAGGTGCTGCGGAGCCTGCTCGACCTGTCGCCAGACAGCCCACGGGATGTGGTGTGGGTACCGGAGGTGCGTGCTGTCGACGTACCGGAGGAGCTGGCCCAGCAGTACCAAGACGTGGCGGAAGTCGTCGATGACGACGTAGAAGCGGAGGATGTACCAGCGCTGCGTATCCGGTTGGAGGAGCTGGGCGGCAAGGTCGACGGCCGGTGGGGGGCGGACCGGCTGAAGGCCGAGATCGCCACCCTGGAGAACGAGGAGTAACCGATGCCGTCGATCTGCATGAAGCCCGTCGGCGGTACGCGTATGCGTATCACCAAGCTGGACTCCTGCGGCACCATCCTCACCGGAGGCTCGTCCTGTTCGGTCGTCTCTGCTGGGTTCGTCTCAGTGGAACGCACCGCCGAGTACGAGGACCCGGTGGAGATCGTCGTACCGAACGCCAACGGGGACATCTGCCTGAAGGATCGGCGGCCGGCGCAGTTCAAGTGGTACACGTACAACATCACCTTCTGCGAGGTGGACCCGGAGCTGTATGCGCTGATCACCGGCTCCGCTGCGGTACTCGACGACTTCACCCCCACCGCCCGCGCGGTCGGTTGGCGTACCAACGAAGGACTCTCCGGCGTCGGGTCGACGCACTTCGGGCTGGAGGTCTGGACCAGGATGGCCCAGGAAGCCTGCTCGGCGACCAACCAGCCGTTCGGGTACTACCTGGCCCCGTGGGTCAGTGAAGGCACCCCGGGCGATGTGACCTTCGAGAATGGCGCGGTGAGCTTCACGATGATCAACGCGCGGTCGAACGCCGGCAGCCCCTGGGGAACCGGCCACTCCACCTACCTGGTCCGCCGCGACGCCATGTCCGGGACGCTGGAACCCCTGCTCACGGCCATCGGCGCCACCACCCACGACCACTTCGAGCGGGTCACCGCAGCTCCGCCGGCGGCTGCCTGCGGCTGTGCCACACTGGCGTAAGAAAGGACGACGACATGGCTGGTGGATCTGTTCGCATTGCGGTCGACGCGTACGGCGTACTCACCGCCGTGGCACAGCGTGTGCTCTGCTGGGCGCTCACCGACAAGGGAAAGATCGGCATCGACACTGGAGGCCGCTACCCGATGATCGTGATCCCCGAGGCGGTGATCGGCGGCAAGGGTGCGCTACTCCTCAAGCGTGGTGGCACGGATGTAGTGGCGGGTTACGTCGCTGGTACGAACGTGGTCTACAACGCCGTCAACGGCGGTGTGGCTTCGGGTACCGAGACGCAGGACGTCAACACCTGCCCGTCGAGTGCGGCGCAGCCCAACGGTTCGATCAGCGCCTACAACGTCGGTGGCAACCCGTACGCGGTCACCCTGCTGATCGACAACCTTGCCGCTGGCAACGTCAACGTCAACTGGGGTGACGGAACGTCCACGCTCGGTGTCGCGCAGGCCGGTTCCACCAACCACACCTACCCCAGCTCGGGGGAGTGGACCATCACCATCACCGACGCCGACGCGCCTACCCAGTTCGGAAGTTTCACCATCCGCTTGCCGTACAACCTCTGAGCTGTCGTGGCGCAGTACGGGCCGGAGATCTTCACACGCTCGGACGGCACCATTGCCTCCGGCGTGGCGGTTCGCATCTTCCGCCGCAACGTGGCCAACCTCGCCTCGATCTTCACCGATGCCGCACTGACCATCCCCGCCTCCAACCCGTTGATCACGGACGGAGCGGGGATGATTACATTCCACGCTGTTCCGGACGAATACTGGATGCACGCCGAAGGTCTCACCTTCCGTGTCGTCGGCAGCGACGGACTACGCCAGATGACCATCGATGAGGACCACAGTGTCATCCTGGACCGGCCGACGATCGTCGATCCGGGAACGGCCGAAGACCTGCTGAAGATGCGGCTGGCCGGCACCCGTACCGGCTACTTCAACGAGTTTGGCGAGATCCGTTCCCGGGCCAGCGCCAACAACCGGGTCGCCGCCCGGCACCAAGCCTTCCCTGGTGCGGAGGGCTCCAACCCGGGTGTCCACATCATCGAGGCCACCTTGTCGGACAACACCGTCCGATGGCACGTCACCGCAGCCGGGGACATGGTGGCTGTCGGTACCGTCACCGGTTCCAACGTCCCGCCGAGCGCCTGGACTGCGCCCACGTTCGAGACCAACGTCACCTCCACGGGCGCTCCGTTCGCGGCGGTCGGCAGCCGGCTCGACGGACTGCTCCAGATCGTCCGGCTGCGGGGTGAACTGACCATCAGCGGCTCCTTCGGTACCGACGCGACGCTGATCACGTTGCCAGTTGCCCACCGCCCTCCGGTCCGGAACACCTTCACCATCCGCACCGGAGGCACCGGAGCAGCCAACACGTTCATGGACATCGATACCGACGGCACCGTGTCGATGCGCGCAGCGTTGGTGTCCGGCGCGCGGGTCAACCTCGACGGCTTCACCTTCCCGCTAACCTGATCCCGGGAGGTGAGCCATGCCCGTTCTTCCACCACTCGGAGCACAGGCCGCAGCCGGCGCAGCACCCTGCGGCTGGGTAATCGACACCTCGTGCTGCCCCGCCTGGTCCTCCTACACCGTCCCACAGCAGGAGCTGGCCACAGCTTGGGCCAGCGAGATCCTGTGGGCGCTGTCCGGCCGGCGCTACGGGCTGTGCCAGGTCACCGTCCGCCCCTGCTACACCCGTTGTCAGCCACGTTCCTACCAGACGTGGGGAGTGTGGATGGACTCCGGATGGGGCGACGGGCAACGCACCTGGTGGCCCTACGTAGATCCGGGTGGTGAGTGGCGCAACTGCGGCTGTCCTGGCGTGTGTTGCTGTGGTGCGTCCTGCGAGGTGGTCCTCCCCGGACCCGTCGGGGCCATCGTCGAGGTGCGGGTCGACAACGTGCTCATCCCGTCTTCGGCGTACCGGGTGGACAACGGGGAGCTGTTGGTACGGCAGGACGGTGACTGTTGGCCGGAGTGCAACAACCTGGACGTCCCGGCCAGCTCCACCGACCGGACGTTCATCGTCGTCTATACCCGAGGTGAGCCCCTGCCCGTCGGCGGGCAGGTCGCGGCCGGCGCGCTCGCATGCGAGTTCAGCCGCGCATGCGCGGCTGGTGACTGCACCATGCCCGAACGGGTTTCGTCGATCACCCGGCAGGGTGTGTCGATGGAGCTGATCGCAGCCGAAGACGAGTTCTCCGAATACCGCACCGGTCTGGTCACCGCCGACCGATGGCTGACGTCCGTCAACCCGAACAAGTTGAAGCAACGGCCCAGGGTGTCCAACCTGGACCTGCCGCAGCCTCGGATCACCACCTGGACTGCGTGATGCTGATCGACCTCATGTTCAAGCCGTCGATCGACCGGCTGTTGGAGTGCTACTGCGAACAGCTCCAGCAGGTCTCCGAACCGGTCGCCGAATGCTGCCTACGGCCCGGAGACCAGGTGGCGTACGGGCTTTCGCTGACCCAGGACGAATGCTGCTCCGGGCTGGGCTGGCTACGTCTGGCCAGGGTCGCGGCCGGCTTCCCCTCCGACGAGGACCCCATCACCCGCTGCGCCCCATTGCAGTGGCGGCTGGAGCTGGAGCTGGGTTCTGCCCGGTGTGCACCTACCGGATCGGCGGAGGTGTTGCCGACCTGCGCCCAGTGGAGCACCGTCCACGAGCTGCTGCTGGAAGACTTCATGGCCATGCGGCGGGCGGTGATCTGCTGCTTCAACGACGGAGAGAACCTGATCTCGATCGGGGAGTATGCACCGTTCGGTGCCGAAGGTGGCTGTGTCGGCGGTACGTTGGGCATCACCATCGAAGTGCTGGCCTGCAACGAGTGCGACTGAGGAGTTCGACATGGCCACCAAGGCGCGCAAGTCCGAAGACCCCAGCTTGCCGAAGCTCGTCCGGGTACGGGCAACCCGGAGCCATGATCTGATGGACGAGGGGCAGGAGATCACCACCGAGCTGGACGAGTTCATCACCTCCCGCATCGCGGCCGGTTACCTGGAGGTGGTCGATGGCGACACGGATCCGGCTGCGTCTAGCGAGGACGGAGCTGCGAGCGGTCCTGGCGCATGATGCCGGGAAGTTCGTCGCCCTGGCCACGAACCGGGTAAAAAACCGGGCGCAGGTGCTGGCTCCGGTCGACACCGGAACGTTGCGCAGCCGCCACAGCATCGACCTGAGCCTGCGGCAGAACCGTGCGGTGGGCCGGGTGCTGGTTCGGGTGCGTTACGCGGCTGCGGTCCACGAAGGCTGGCGGCAGGGTCCCCGGATCATCCGGCCACGGCGAAAGAAGGCGTTGCGGTTCCGCTACCAAGGCAAGACAGTCATCGTCCGGCAGGTCCGGTGGCCCGGTGCGCGGTATCGGGGACGTCCCTGGCTGCGGACCGCCCTCTACGAGGTCACCGGACCGTTGGGGTTCAAGCTGTCACCTGGACGTCGGACAGGCACGTAAGCTGTCTGTCATGGCAGAACAGACGACGCGGCCGATCGAGTTCGCCGACCGGATCATCGAAACCGTCAAGCCGAACGAGGGTCAGGTGGCGGTGCTGGTCCGGATGGGCTTCTGGCGCAGGAACTACGGGGAGGAGATCGACCCCAGCAGTCCCCAGTTCGCCAAGCAGCTCTCCGCGCTCAACCGGCTGATGACCCTGATCGCGGCTCTGTTCGCCAAGCAGGAGGACTGGGACTGGATCGAAGACCAGATGGCCGAGGGGACCATGGACCCGAAGGAAGTCCTGCCGCTGCTCGTGGCCATTCTGCGGGTCTGGAACGATGAGGAGATGCCCACCAACCGGGCGGGCCGGCGTACAGCGGCCAAGAAGACCACCGCCAAGCGGGTCCAGCAGCTACCACCAGTGGATGGGCGGACGTGACCGATGCGGCAATGGCTGCACTGTCCATCTGGGCAATCGAGGTGGACCTGGCCGGGCTGCGCTACATGATTCCTGCGCTGCCGGCCGAGGTGTGGTTCCGGGCGGTCCTGGACGACGAACAGCCGATGCCCATCGTCCCCGGGCTGTGCGATCCCGACACCGAAGAGTTGCTGATGGAGGAGCTGATGTCGGGCCGGATCATGGTCGCGGACATCCTCCGGGCCAACCGGGATGCGCTCGCGGCAGCGTCGGGCTGGCCATGGTGGGAAGCAGACCGGCTGATCCGCAGCGCAGCGGCGCACTGGCGACAGATCGGTGGAGAGCTGGCCGTCCACGGGCTGGACATGAGCCGGATCAGCCTCGGCGCAGCCCTCAACGCCATCTACGCCCTAGCGGTCCGCCACATGACCAAGGAGCAGCGGTTCACCTTCGACTCTCAGCTTTCGACGCCACCGGCCGGCGCAGCCGCCGAATGGTTCGATGAGGAGTTCTACGCACAATCGTTCGAGGATGCGATGCGGGAAGCCCAAGGAGGGCAAGCCACTTCCGTAGCAGGGTAAGCACTGGTTCCGGTGCAGCCCAACGGCTATCTTGCGCACCATGGCGACTCCTCGGCAGGTGGGGGCCGCGTTCGTCGAGGTGCTCGGCGACTTCGCGCGGTTCCGCCGTGAAGCCGAGAGAGAGCTGAACCACGAGCTGCGGGAGTTGGGCCGGCACGCCGAGTTCAAGCACCTCGTCCAAGCAGCCGGCGATGCCGGTGAGGATGCGGGCGAAGAGTTCATCGAGGAGTTCAGCGAACAGATTGTCCGGGGTGGTCGGCGGAATGCGCGGCTGGTGTCCCGGTCCCTGCGGGAGGGAGTCGACGAGGCTCTCGATGGGGTGCGTAACACGTCCGAAGACCTGTTCGCGTTCCTGCGCCACGCTGCGTCTGGGATCGGCAAAGGGTTCACCGGACTGCTAGCCACCGTCGGGAAGCTGGGGCCGGCGTTCCTGGTGCAGATGATCGCCCTACCACCAGTCATCTTCTCGGTGATTCTGGGGTTGACTGGGCTGGCCGCGCAGCTTTCCAACATTCTCGGACTACTCGGGCTGTTCCCCGGTGCGCTGACCATCCTCATCGCCTCGATCGTTCCTCTGGTCATCGCGTTCCAGGGCTTCGGCGATGCGATCGAAGCGATCATCGACGGTGACCCAGAGAAGATCAAGAAGGCGTTGGAGGGCCTGTCCCCAGCCGCCCGGAGCGTCGCCAAGGAGTTCCAGACCCTCCTACCGCTGTTCCGGGAGATCCGGAAGATCGTCCAGCAGGCATTCTTCGAACAGATCACCGGTGCCCTCACCCGCCTACTGCGGGTGCTGGGGCCGGCGCTCGTCGGGGGGCTGGCCAACGTCGCCACCGCCATGGGCCAGCTCCTCGACTCGTTCGCCCGGACACTCGCCACCCCCAAGGTGGCAGACCAGATAGCCAGGATCTTCGCCGCCACGGGCAACATCATCACCGTCCTCGGCGCGGGTGGGCTGCGGCTCCTGGAGGGTTTCCTCGGCATCATCGTGGCCAGCCTGCCCACCATCGAGAAGCTGGCTGCCGAGTTCGGTGGCTTCCTGGCCATGATCGGGGACAAGCTCCTCCAGGCCATCGAAGATGGCTCGTTCCAGCAGTGGCTCGACGATGCGCTGGAGGTGTCTGGTCAGCTCCTCACCACGTTCAAGCTGCTATGGGAGTTCGTCACCCTGCTGTTCGGTCTCACCGAGGAAGAGGGCAAGCAGTTCTTGGCCGACATCAACTCCGCCCTCAACACCCTCAACACCTACCTGAAGGATCCGGTGGTCCGGGATGCGCTGAAGGGTCTGCTTCAACTGTTCACGCTGATCGTCGGCCAGGTGGTAGCCATCGGGATCGCCTTTACGTCGATCGCGTTGTTCATCGGGTTTGTGATCGAGAAGGTAAAGCAGCTCATCCAATGGTTCGACCGTCTCGCGGCCAAGAGCAACATCATCCGGGCCATCTCCCCAGCGATCACCGGCTTCCTGCCGGCACTGTTCGCTGAAGGTGCGGTGGTTCGTCAGCCGACTCTCGCGGTGGTCGGGGAGGCGGGACCGGAGGCGGTGGTGCCGCTCAACAACCCACAGCGGGCACGGCAGGTCATGGGGCAGGCGGGCCTGCTCGACATGGGCTTCGGTACGGGCGGTCCACCGATCGTCCAGGTGTTCCTCGGCACCCAGGAGATCACCGACATCCTCGACGTACGGGTCAAACGCGCACTGGACGCAGCGGGACGCGCGCTCGTACATGGACCCCGGGCAGCGTGACCCATGCCGATCATCGACGCGCAGCCGTTCCCCGACCTCGGACATGTGCTGGTCGACACCGACTGGGCAGACGTCCCGGCCGCCACCTGTGTCCAGGTCGTCCGGGTGCGGCTGGACACCCCAGACACCGAGACCCCACTAAGGCCGTACATCTACCCGTGCGGGGAATGCGGGGAGTACATCCACACCTCCGGCGGTCGGGCGATCTTCTGGGACACCGAGGCACCGCTGGACACGATGTTCTTCTACCGCACCCGGGCATGTGGTTTCACCATCCCCGGTGGCCCGATCTTCGACAGCTTCTCCCGCACCGTCTCCAGTGATTGGGGCGTAGCGGACACCACCCAGCCATGGACGACCAGCGGAGGTTCAGCCAGCGACTTCTTCGTCAGTGCGGGGACCGGCAAGCACAGCGCAGGGACCGTCAACATCACCCGCCGTACTGTCATCGGCGCGGAGATCACCGACTTCACCATGCGGTTCCAGGTCAAGATCCCCGCCGTGGCGCTCACCGCCGCGATCAACGTCGGTCCGATGTGGCGATACACCGACACCAACAACCATTACAGGCTCAACATTGCCTTCGCTACAGACAACACTGTTGATCTCACCCTGTCTTCGGTCATCGCGGGCGTTGTCACGACCCTGGCCACTGCCAACAACGTGCAGACGTACATAGCCAACGACGTCTTCGAGATCCGATTGGATGTGCTCGGCGACAACTCCTCTGCCAAGGTCTGGCATGTGGGTACACCGGAACCGGCTGCGTTCCAGATCACCGGTACCGATTCCACCTTCTTTACCGGCCAGGTTGGGCTCCGCACCATCCTTTCTGCCGGCAACACCAACACGTTGCCGGTGATTTTCGAGTTCGACAACTTCTCCGTCGATCCCGTCGACACCCAGACCGAAACCGGACCTCTGTACCTGGCCTCCGACGAAGGCTTCTGGCTGCGGGATCCGGTACGCCCGTGCAACGACCGCCGGATCGAGCTGTGCTTCGCGCCCAACCCGGCATGCCTACCCGGTCCGGGCATCTTCTTCATCGAGATGGGCAGTGAGAGCTATCCCAACAACGGGGGGCTGCTGCCGCCGGCCAACCGACGCCGACCGCTTCCTGTCCACCGGCAGCGGCGTGACGCTGACTCCATGCTCACATTGGCGACCCGGATGTTCAGCGACCGGGATAATCTGCTGACCACACTGGAGCCCGGCAGTGGGCTGCTGTTCTCCGGACCGCCAAACTACGGCATCCCCGACCGCTACATGTTCATCCCCCCGGTCGAGGTTGGCCGGGTCTCCCCCGACCACCGCTACCAGCCGAGGCTGCACCAGCTTCCCTACACCACCATCGATCGGCCAGTAGGCACCACCCAAGGGGTTTGTGGATCCCAGTTCTCTGATCTGTGTGACGTCTACGGGACCTGGGACGCTATGGCGACGGCGGGACTGACCTGGTTCGATCTGTTTGCGGGTGTCGCGGGTGGCTTCGATCCGGGATGGAAGACCTACGCCGAATACGACGTCGACTTCTCCGACTACGCCGCATCAACGGCCACCGGGCTGACCTACCACCAGCTTCTGTGGGGCGACTACTGATGTTGGCTGGCGGAACCGATCTGCTCTACCGGCAGGCGTTGGCCGCCGGCCATGAGCCATACGTTCGGATCGAGGTGTGGCGAGCCGACGAACGGCTGGAGACAGACCTGGTGTTCGTCAACGGCACCGTCACCGCCACCCTCACCTCCCGGGTAGCTCGGACCTGCACCCTGACCGTCCACGAAGACCTCTACCCGTTCAACGACGACGGCCTACTCAACCCGTTCGGCAACGAGCTGAGAGTCTTCGCCGGGGTGGTGTTCGCTGACGGCGAACGCTACATCTGGCCGGTGTTCGTCGGCAAGATCGTCGAAGCGGCTCTCGGGGAAGGCGACTGCCAGATTGTCGCCTCGGACCGGGCAGCCGAGGTCGAAGACGCAGCGTTCATCGCGCCGGAGAACAGCACCGTTGGTGCGCCGGTTGTCGACGAGTTCCAGCGGCTGGTCTCCGACGGTGTACCCGGAGCCCTCTTCGGTACCTCGGACAGCTTCTTCCAAGTCATGCCCGTCCTTACCTGGGAGCACGACCGCGCAGGCGCGCTGGACGAGATGGCAACCTCTGTTGGAGCGTTTTGGTACCCACTGGCTGATGGCCAGTTCGTCCTCCGGAAGATCCCATGGACCGTAGCCGGCGAACCGCTGGTGACCTTGACCGACGAAGACGGTGGCAGCATCACCAGCTCCAGCGCGGTACGCAGCCGGGAGACAGTGTTCAACTCGGTCACCGTCACCGGGGAACGCCCCGACGGGACAGTGCCCGTGTTCCACACCGCCGAAGACAGCAACCCGGACTCGCCCACCTACACGGGCGGGCCGTTCGGTGTCCGGAACAAGCTTGTCCAACTCGACACCCCCTCGACACCCGACGGTGCCCGTGAAGCGGCCGAAAGTTACCTTCGCCGTACCACAGCGTTCACCGAAGCGTGGACGTTCTCCTGCGCTCCCGATGCGGCGTTGGAGTTGGGCGACATTCTCCGGTTGGACGTGCGGGGTCGAGTCGACATCCGTCAGGTGGTGGCCTCGTTCTCGTTACCTTTGACTCCCGGCAACGAGATGCGGGTTCAGTGCCGTGCGCAAGTCATTGGCGCATTGGAGGCGGTGGCGTGAGCCTGGTCTCGAAGGTGGCGGAACGTCCGGAGCGGAACAACCTCCGGGTGGGTGTCGTCAGCCAAGTCACGCCCGACCTGCTGGTTTCGTTGGCCGGTGGTACGGTGCGCAATCCCGGAGTTGTGTCCGGGTACAGCCCCGTCGTCGACCAGACGGTCTCGCTGGTCCGGCAGGACAACAAGTGGCTGGTGCTCGGCGCCAACAACGGGCAAGGCAATGGGGGAGATCGTGGGCTCCAGATCAGCACTTTCTCGACGCTGATCACCACGACGGAGACCACCGCCACGAGCATGACTTGGGACTACCGGACCGGCGACCGGATCAAGATCGATCTGTCGGCTGTCGCTGTCGCCAACGGGGCCAACCGGATCATGACCGTCCGATTCAAGGAGGACGGCGTGACCTTGTGGACAATGACCATCGACACCGGAGCTACCTCGGTCTCTTTGTCGGCCGCGCAGTGGCGGATCCGTCAGCTTCTCACGGAGGGAATCCACACCTACGTGGTCACCGGCCAGATGAGCGCCTTCACCGGCAGTCTGGTCGGACAGATGTCCATTGGGTTGGTCTGAGGAGGGGAGATGGTTGCCTACACCGCCACCCAGGCGTACCCGTACCAGGTCGGCACGGACCGTCCCTGCGACGCCCCCGATGTGTGGTGTGACTTCGTGGCCAAGCTCGAAGCCGATCTGGTGGGTCTGGACAATTTGCTGGGCCGGCTGTCCCCGGCGGTACCCGTTGCCCGGATCGTACGGACGACCCCGATCACCATCGTCGCGGCAACCGATCCGCTCACCGGTTCCGACGTGATGCGGGTGCCGTTCGAGTCGGTCGACTTCGACACCGACAACATGGTCGACCTGGACCGGACCGCGTACCTGATCATTGGCCGGCGGTTCGGCATGTACTACATGACCGGCGAAGCCACCGTCCAAGGCGGCACCTCCGGAGGTCACCTGGAAACGTTCGCCGCCAACTTCTCCCCCAGCGGCTCCGGCACCATCGGCATGGACCAGCTCCGCATCCCGGGCGCGGGAAGCAACTATTTCGTCCGGGCCAGCGGGTTCGCCTTCAACAACCCCAGCTTCGGCGATGTGGGCGCTCAACTGTCCTTCAGTGGTGACGCGACGTCGATCCTCGTCCAGCGTGCCTCGTTGTCTCTCTACTGGATCTCCGACAGGTTCGGGCCATGAGGTTCACCGACATCCTGGCGTTGCCGTGCCCGAGTCCGGAGGACTACGGGGCGCTGGCGCTCTACATGCAACGGCTGGCCTTCGAGATCGAGGCAAAGATCCTGTCACAGCGGTCGCTCGCGGATGACTTCGACGATCGGCGGGTCACCATCTGGCAGAGCGCTTCGCTGGAGGGTCCCGGAGCGGACAACTCCGACCTGGGTATCCAGCTCGTCACGGCTGATGTGCTCTACAGCAACGTCAACCCGCCGTTCCCCGTGTTCAACGACGCGTTCCAGATTGGCATCAACCCCGGGACATTCTTGGAGCCCGGGATCTACCACATCGGCTTCATCGTCAACATGGTGGAAACCGGCGCGGTGACCAACGACAGCTTCCGCCACTTCTCGATCTTCCTGGAGAAGGACGTCGGCTCCGGCACGGTCCTATTCGCGCAGGCAGAGCGCATCGTCCAGGCGGAGAACATCGCCGGAGGCTCGTTCTTCGGCAGCGAGACGACCTTCGAAGTGGACCAGGACTTCCAAAGCTGGCGGGCGCGGATGATCTGGCGCCACGGGAACACCGGCTCGACCGTGCAGATCCCCATCGGAGGGCTGTACGTATGGCTGTACCGCATCGGCTCCGGCGACGTGATCGAGGTGGTCTGAGATGCCTGGCGCTACTCCTGTCCTCGGTATTCCGTTCCCGCTGATCGGCGAGACTGTCGGACCGGCCGACTTCCAGGCCCTCGCGGCTGCAGTGGACGCGTTGGTCACCGCTGATGAAGCCCGGGTGGCCGAGTTTCTGGATCGGCCGATGCTACGGATCAACACCAGCCAGAACGCGGCCGTCACGGTCAACGTGGAGACATCCGTCATTTTCACCTCGGTCTTCATCGACAACGACGGGATGTTCTCCGCCGGTACACCCGACCGGGTGACGATCCAGACCGCTGGCGTGTACCTGTTCCGGTTGGACTACGGAATCGGCAACTACACCCTGCTCACGTCCTCGCGTTATGGCCTGTTCAAGAACGGTGTCCGGATGTACGCGGAACGCAAGAACGAATCCACCGGAGGCCCAGCGCTGGAGACCACCCTGACCGGACTGGTTCCCTGCAACGTGGCCGACTTCATCCAGGTCCGGATCCTGTGGACCGGCACCGGCGGTCCAGCCGACGACTTCGGCTCTCTGCACGCCATCCGACTCGTACCTCTGTGAGGAATCATGCCCGCCAACACCCCTGACCAGCAGATCACCCTTCCGGTTTCCGGCGACCCGAACAACGTCCCCCTGTCGTTCGCGGACGCAGTGGCCGACATCGAGCCCCGGCTGGTCAAGCGGTATGCCGACGACGCTGATCGGACAGCTCGCAATGGAGCCCCCACCAACGGGGAGGCGTCGTTCCTCACCGCACCGGGCAGGTTCGACGTACGGGCGGCCGGAGTGTGGATGGAAGCACTGCCGCTGTTCGTCCGCAAGGCCACCGAAACCCAGGTGGTCAACAACTCCACTACGTTGGTCAACGACAGCCACTTGCTGCTACCCGTCCAGATCAATGGCGTCTACGAGGTGTCGGGTTCGCTCTATGTCGACTCGGGCACCACTGGAGACTTCAAGGTTGGTTGGACGGGGCCAGCCGGCGCCACGATGCCCCGGTGGGGTCTGATCGGTCTGGACACGGGCACCGCTGGGGCGGCTGGAAACCTGAATGCCGGCGTGGCGGCGACCATCGGCTCGACGCTCTCACGTGGCGCTCCAGGTATCGGCACGTTCGTCCTGATCCGGATCACTGGCCTGCTCGTCGTTGCTGGGACCGCCGGCAACCTTCAACTCCAGTGGGCGCAGAACGCGGCCGAAGCCGTGAACACCCGGATCAAGACCGACTCCTGGCTGAGGCTCGATCGGGTGGGGTGAGCACATGCAGCAGAAGTTGATCGTGCTGGGCCGGAACCGACCGCACGAGCTGCTGCTGCTCCTGCTGTCGATCCTCTGGGGCGGGGTGGCACTGTTCGCTCCGACACCGGACGGTCTCGTCAGCCGGCTGCCGGGCTGGCTGACGATCCTCGCAGCCGGCGCACTGCTGTCCAGCGGGACAATCGGACTGGTGGGGTGCCTGTGGCGTACGACTGTCGAGGTCGGGCTGGGCCTGGAACTGGGGGCCATGCTCATCGGCGCCGGAGGGCTCCTCCTTTCCGGTTACGCGGTCCTGCGGTACGGAGAGGGAGGAGGGACCGTTACGGCCGTCTTCATGTCTGTCTGGATCGTGGCAAACATGTGGCGGGCCATGCAGATATGGAACGATCTACGCACCTTGCGACCGAGAGGTGGATGAACCTTGGATCTTGCCACGATCATCGTCGCGGCCGTGAGTGCGCTGCTGTCCGGTGGGGGTGCGGCGGCTGTCGTCTCGGTGCTGGCCCGACGCAAGCTGACCAGCGCGGAGGTCACAGAGAAGCTCACCGACAGCGCGATCCAGATGCTAGAGGTGGCTAAGCGTGAGGCCCGTGCGGACGTTGCCGACATGCGCGCCGAGCTGGCCGAGACCCGTGCGGAGCTGTCGGATGCGCGACGGGAGGCGGCCGAGGCGCGACGGCGGATGCGGGAGATCCGGCAGGATGCGGAGAGCCTCGTTGGGTTCCTGGACCGGGTGCTGACGGCAATCAACGATCCAAAGATGACCATCGGCCGGCTGCGGGTGCTGGTCGGCCAAGGTCCCCCGAACGGACTGGGGACCTTGCGCGAATCCGACAGTTAGGCTGAACATCAGATAACTGTTCGGCCAGACAGGGAGGCGTGGGTGAAGGTCTCCGGGATCCCCTACATTCAAGGCCGGAACGCGTACACCGACGCCGACCGGGCCAAATATGGCATCGCGATCCACAACACAGCCAACGACGCAACTGCCCGCGCGGAGGCCGACTACGCCACCCGGCGTACCGATGGGGTCAGCTCCCACTTCTACGTGGACGACACCGAGGTCATCCAGTCACTGGACACTGACAGCCGAGCGGGGCATGCCGGGAGTAACACGGGCAACGAGAACGCTGTTGCGGTGGAGATCACCGGCACGAACGACAAGTCCCGTGATTGGTGGCTGGACAATGTGAACTGGACGCTGCTGGGTTCGGTGTTGGCCCAGGTGGTGGCCCAGTACGGTGTCGAGCTGCGGCGAGCATCCGTGTCGGAGATGAAGTCCCGCCCCAAGGTCCGTGCCTTCTACGGGCACGACGACATGAGGCAAGCCTGGGCTGGAACGACCCATACAGACCCGGGGGCGAACTTCCCCTGGGATCGACTGTTCAGCGCGGTAGGAGGAGAAGACGTGGGTGCCTGCGAGCGGGTAGATCACATTCTGGAGACCGGGCAACGTCCGGAAGGCAACCAGACAGCCGACGGCGGTAAGGCGATCAACTGGCTGGTCCGGATGCTCGGCGACGCGGCTGGTCCGGGTGAGCCGGGGGATTCCCGTTCCATCATGACCAAGATCGATCTGCTCCTCAGTCAGATGGAGGAGCTACTCGACCGACCACCGGTCGACGCCGAGGAGTTGGCTGAAGCGCTGGCCGGCAACGCCCAGTTCGTCCAGGATCTAGCGGCTGCCCTCGCCCCGTTGCTCCAGACTCAGGCGTTCAACGTCAGCTTGACCGGCTCGATGTCGGGTAGCATGTCCGGCTCCGCAACCCCGGGAAGCTGACCATGTGGACCTGGAACTTCTGGCGTCAGGCGTTGGAACGTGCCGTGAAGACCTTCGCCCAATCGGCGCTGGCCATGCTGACTGGTGACGGGATGGGACTGTTGGATGTGAACTGGAGCAACGTCGCCTCGGTCTCCCTCTTCGCGGCGCTGATCTCCGTCTTGTTCTCGATCGTCAGCCTCGGCGTCGGGCCGGAGAAGGAAAGTCCGTCTGTGGTGAAGGTGGACTGACGTGGCACGTGTTGCGGTACCCGTGACCAAGGTCAGCCGGCTGACCGTCAATGCTCTGTCCGCTGCGGTATCGGATCAGGCCAACGACCACACCATGGTCAACAATGGCGCGACGATCCTCCTGGTCGTCAACGCCGGAGGTGCCACCCACAACGTTCAGGTGTTGATCGAGCAGACCCTCGACGGTGAGGTCGTCGACCCGAAGGACTACGTGATCCCGGCCAACTCGACGGTGCCCTTGGGCCCGTACCCGAAGCAGATCTACGGCGACAACCTGCTGATCAACATCGACCACGCTGACCTGAGCCTGCGAGCGTTCTCCCTGGTCTGATGAGCTTGCGCAGGTCCGTTGTCATGTATTCTCGACCTTGACAACGGACCCGAGGAGGGCGAATGACGACCAAGGAAACCCTGCTCGACTTGGCCGGCATCGCGCGCCTGCTCGGTGTGGCCCCGACGACGCCGCAACAGTGGCGGATGAGAGGTCAGCTACCCCCACCGGACGAGCCCGATTTCCCGGACAAGCCACTGTGGTATCGGTCCACGATCATCCGCTGGGCCAAGAACACAGACCGCTGGCCACCCGGGCGAGTGGCCCGGCCAGCCGCACGTAGAAGCTGAACAGAACATGCCCCGGGTCGCCTCCGGGGCATGTTCTTCTCTGCGGGAGAGAGTGGGTGGCATTCCCCACCCTAGAGGTTCCAGCGAGCCATTCCCAGAGACCCCAGCCGGCGGTATCTTCAGCGGATACGACGACTCCCCGGGTGTGTCAGCCCGGGGAGTCGTGGACCCGAGTCGCGGATGGCGGCGCAGGGTCGGTGGACCGATGGACGGTTCTCGCGGACCATACCGTGTCACCCGTCCACTCACCAAGCGTGACGGAAGGGCGTGTCGGATGGGTTCGTTCGTGATGGTGCCGATGTGGCTGATGAATCGGCGGGTCTCCCCCAGTGCGCTGACGATCTATAGCTGGCTCGCGTCTTTCGGCTCGTTCAACCCCGGTACCGGACGCTATGTGGAGTGCCGTCCCGCGTTGGCCACCTTGGTAGCGCACAGCGGGTTGAGCGAGTCGACGATCACCCGGTGCGTGAAGGAGCTACTGGCAGCCGGTGCGCTAGTCCCGCGCAAGCGCTACGCACCGGACGGCGGCAGTCTGCCGACGTGTTACGAGCTGATGTTCCACGAGCCGGACGGGGGAGGGGGGGGTGTCGCTGGCGACACCCCCGGGGTGTCGC